TATCGGCATAGGGATTTCCAACATTGACAAATACACCCCGTGGCAGATTGCCATAGTTATAATTGCCGTAATAATAGAATGATCCAGCATACTGAATCTGATATACATTCCTGAATTTTGTGTCTCCACTAATGATGCAGACATAGAACTGACCGGCATATACAGTTACCAACAGCGTTGAAGGCCATTCTGTTCCCATATATACGTTGTCGTACGGCTCTGGTGTATGATTGGTTTTGCCGACAATACGAGTAGTTCGATTATACGCGCTCTCATCGTATTGGTCGTATGATGGCATGATATAGAACAGACCTGCATTTATCCCTCTGCCGTCCGTCCATGTGTGCTCCTCCTGGATCACGGCGGTTGTATCCGGGAAAACAAGCTCATTGAATGGTATGGTTCCCCATAAACCGCCAGTTTCAAGATAGCCTTTGACTACGATTCCGGAAAAATCGATTGCATCACCATCTGAATATCTGGTTTTTGTTGGAGGCGTTACAACCTCGATTCTGCTCGGTATCTTTTCCGTTATCAGCTGTCCGCTATCGGGATCAGGGTAAACAACAGATTCATCACCATCGGGATCAGTTCCTGTAATTGATGAGGATTGAGATACATTGACGTCAACGCTGCTCCACCCATAAACATTATCCGCGGATGCCCTATAGATTCCGTTCTTGTCAATACTCTTTGTGCCGAGCTGACGTGTGCTCTCCGGGACCCAAAGTGCGTGTTTATTGTCTCCGCATGCTACGCGCAAATAGTTGACAGGACCGAACGGTCTCGGCAGGCCACCTTCCTTGATGGATGTGTTTTCGCTCATGAGATCACTCCCGTATACTCGTTTCCGCTGGTTTGAAGCTCTATTTCATCCACGGAATAAACGGATAGTGTTCCGTCATAATATTCCAGGACAATATCACATGCCTGTTCGACGACGTTTGCGCCTTCGACGATCGTTCCGCTGATAGTCGCGTTTTCTGGGCGATAAATGAACCGACGATCTTGATATGTACGATCGATATATGGGTTGGTGATGGTGTATGTGTAGCCAACCGGAAAGAAATACTCCGCCTGACCGATGCGCCCATTATTGTAGGTGTAGTTCACTGTCAGCCTTGTGCCAGCGACGTTGTCCACACCAATCAGCTTCAGCGTTGATCTCGCCTGTAATCCAAATTTGAATGTGGCCTGCTGGATATAGCCGGTTAATATGGATTCATCTGCGGCATAGGCGACGACCTTGTCCCCTGGACTGAATTGCTTGTTGTTGACGCAATCCAGCGTCACTTCGTTACGATTAAACCAGTATTTTGCAAGCCGGGAGATGATATCGCTGACGTTGCCGGAATTCACCAGGTAGATGCCATCCAGCTCGATCACGTTCTCCGTTGCGTCTTCTGGCGCGTTAGGGTTTAACAGCGATATGGTCTGCTCTTCGGCAATCCATGGCAACGGAAACATATAACTGCTGTCGCTGTCCTCCCATTCATCCTCGCTGGATGCCCGACTAAACGCATAGCTTGTGATCCTTATTTCGGTGACCCAATCATTCAGGTCGGTTGTCGGACGGAAGAAAGACCGGCCTGTGGGAATGTAGATACTTGTTTCATCCACAGGGCAGATATGCGCCTTTGTGGTGAACACATCACGGACATATGCGCCCAGCGCGAAAAGGATCCACGCCAGGCGCTCACGTGCGGTCTGTTCCGGCGCAAAGCCAGTCAGCTTTGCCGAAGACAAGCTCGAATCAATCTGATAATCGGACGTGCGTCCATCAAAGCAGGCATCAATGGCGCTGGCGGCACTGCTGTTCTCGAACATAACAGCTTCCATTTGCTTGTATTCGAGAGAATCGATCAGTGAACGCGCCGTAATACGCACGACGTTGTCTGCCGTGTGTATGGCTTTTTTGATGTACCAATGTGCCCATACCTGATCCATGTCATCGTACAGTTCAATGACTTCACCGGTTTTAAAGTCATCTGTCGTGATTACATCGATTATCAGCTCGTTGATCGGCAGTGAATCGCCTGTCAAATCAACCTGTGGTGCAAAAGACAGCCCGGTCGTCTTTTCATAATCAATTACCAGAAACTCTATGCCGCCTTCACCATCATCGCGGGTGGTATAGTATTTCAGATACACACGACCACCCCCTTCTAATTATTCACCGCCACCCAGCCGTTGGAGGTGAACGTGTATGTATCTCCGATGTTCGGAGACGCCACGTCTGGTAACGGCGTCAGGCCACGCTGGATGGCGCTTTCAAGCGTCTGCTCCTTGCTCGGTCCGTTGGATATAATCGAAAATGTACAGTTTCTCCAGTATTTTTTCCCGTTTTCGAATACCAGAAGATCGTCGGATATGGTCTCAACACGAGCCGTCAGACTGATGGTCCCTGTATTGTACGGCAGTACAAATACATGTGCATCCACGGGCATTGTCAGCATCTCATAGAGAGATGCGTATTCGCCTTGGTTATAAAGAGGGTATGTCAGCCGAATCTCATATTCCAAATATGTGCCGAGCACATCGTTGAAGTATGATTTGTCCAAAAGCAAGCCAGAGATGTCGCTGGCACTGATCTCGGCCACCCGTTTGATCTCACATTTAACGTCAAACTCGACGCCGTCAATACTCAGCATATGCACACCCCCATCACGTGGTTGCCAGACGCAGGCCGACGCGCTGCGTCTCTGAATTATTGAGCGCGTATACAGTGCGCCCGAGCTCAGTCTTGTCCAGCTGCAGAACGACCGTCATGTTCCTGGCTGCTGTCCTGCCTGCCGTCTGGTTAACGGCAGATTGAATCATGCTGCGCAGCGAGTCTACTCCGACCACAGCTTCCGGTCCGGCGTCGCCGCCGCCGATCGGTCTGCCATTATTGAAGCCGAAGATGGTCGGGCTGTTCAGAATCATGCCGTTCTCCATAGCCTTTCGGTACCATTCAACTGTCAGGTGCGGTACCTGAGGAGGATTCAGGCTGAACTTGCCTTCGATCTTGAAGTGAGGCAGCTTGATCTTCGGCAGCTCCCAATTGAAGTTGAAGAAGCTCTTGATTCGCTCGATTGCGTTGTGTATGAAATCCTTCACACTGTTGAAGACGTTGGTAACTTTCTGCTTCAGCACATCCAGCTTGCCGCCTGTCAGCTTGTTGATGATGTCAAAGCCGAGCGTCATCTTTTCCTTGATCGCCTGCATGGTCGCAGCAGCGATACCCTTCAGACCGCCGCCGTGCTCATCATAGGCTTTCTTGATATTCGCCCACTTGTCCTTCAGTACGCTACCGATAGCATTCCCGACGGTTGTCACCGTCGTCTTAATACCGTTCCACAGGCCGTTGACCGCATTGCGGAACCATTCGCATTTGTTGTACAGCACAACAAAACCGGCTACAAGGGCGGTAATAGCCGCGATCACAGCCACTATGGGGTTTGCAGCGAGCACACCCCACAAAGCGGTCAATGCTGTCTTGACTGTGCTGATCATGCCTGTGATCTTGGGAGCCAGCGTCATTATGTTTCCGACTACTTTTACGACCTTCCCAGCGACCACAAGAACCGGTCCAACCGCTGCCGCGATACCGGCTGCTTTAATAATGGTCTGCTGGGCGAGGGGAGACAGGCCCTCCCACCAGCTGCGGATGTTGCTGACAGCCGTTTTCACTGTCTCGGCAACAGCCTTTATCATCGGCGCTGCGGCTTCGACAAGTTCCATGCCGACTATCTTCAGCTCGTTCAGAGCCAGCTTAAACTGGTCTATCGGGTCCATGGTATTCTCGAAGGTGCTGTCGATGCTGTTGCCGGCGTCCTGAACGGCGTTGGTGAAGTCATCAAAGGAAAGACGGCCTTCTCGGATGGCTTTCGCCATAGCGGGACCGGCCTTGCTGCCGAACAGCTCCGAAGCGATCTGCATGGCCTTGGTCTCGGACTTTGCGCCCTTGATCTTGCCCATGAGCTCATGCATGGCCTGGCCCATGGTCTTGCCGTCCTTGGTGGCGTTCTTCAGTGCAGTCTTTAAGCCAGACATCACGCTTGAAGCATCCACGCCGTTCTTGTTCAGATTGGCGAGGAAGCCAACAGCGGTATTGTACCCGAATCCCATCTCGCGCAGGGCGGTGGCATTGGCGGTCAGGTCACTGGTCAGCTTATCCATGCTGACGCCCGTGTCTTGCCCGGCCTTGTTCAGGATGTCCAGGAAATCGCCGGCGGCAGCGGTTCCAACATTCATCGCGGCCATTGCCGCCTGTACGTTGTCAATGCTGCTGGACACACTGGTGTCGTTCAGACTGGCAAACTTGATGAACTTTGCCGACAGGTCTTCCAGTTCCTGCCCGGTCAGTCCGAACCTGGTATTGACCTCGCCAATGGCTTCACCGGCGGTCTTGAAGTCCGTCGGAATGGATGTGGCCAGATTCTTGGCGCGATCCTCCATGTCCTGTAGAGCCGCGCCGCTGGCTCCGGTCTTTTTGACGATGATATCCAGACCCTCGTCGACCTCATTGAACGCAGCGACGGACGCAGCACCAACGGCGACGATCGGCCCGGTGACGTACTTCGTCAGGCCGGTTCCGACCGACTCGATTTTGCTACCCAGCTCCTTGACCTTCTCGCCGGCAGCTGCCACCTGCTGAGCAGCCACGCTGCCAAACTCCTTCATCTCGTTTGTCAGGCTCTTCAGACTCTGCTCAGTTTCGATGATCTCCCGCTGCAGCTCGTCATACTGCTCCTGCGACATCTTGCCGTCTGCCATGGCCTGGTTCGCCTGTTCCTGGGCGTCCTTAAGCGTCTGCAGCTTTTCCTTTGTGGCCTGAATGGAATCTCCGAGCAGCCTCTGCTTCTGCGTGAGCAGTTCGGTATTGCCCGGATCCAGCTTCAGCAGCCGATTCACATCCTTAAGCGATGCCTGCGTGCTCTTGAGCTTGGATTCGACGCCCTTCAGCGCAGACTGCAATTTTGTGGTATCGCCGCCGATCTCGATGGTGATGCCCTGTATCCTCCTCCGCGCCATAGACGCTCACCCCTTTAAAAAGTATCCATGTCGGCCTGTGTGGCGACACGCGCATATGCCTCCGGCGCTTCGTCGTTGCTTCGCTCGATGATCATATCAAACACAGTACCGATGGTAAGCATTTCAAGATCACCTATGTTAAGCCCAAGCTGTACGCAACGAAGTAAAAACAGCGCCGTCGTCAGTTGTCGGTCTGTTGCTGGTCCTTTTTTTTTGCTTCAGACATGCTCTCCAAATTCACACCCCAAAGCTCGATTAGGTGCGGCAGAATATGATAGATGCTGAACATCTCAAAGTTGTCCAGCCATGTCATAACGTCGTCCGGGATGTTCGGGTTTGCCTGTTTCGCCATCGTGAATGCGGCATTCTCGAAAAGCTCAAGGTCGAACGTGTCAAGCCCGCTCTGGGCTTCGTCCTGTCCCTGCATAGAAGCCATCAGATGGTCCATATCGGCGAAGATGTCCCGTTGAAACAGATTCCTGTATAGTCTCGGCGTTGCCGCGCTTGCCTGAAACGTCACCTGCACGCCGTCAATCTCGATTGTCTTGCGAACAGCCATGTTGCCCTCCTGATATCAAAAAATAGGGGAGACCCGGAAGTCTCCCCGTTTGGTCGTCAGTTACGTAGCCGTCCGATACACCGTGCTGAACCAGCTGTCGTAGGTCGTCGCGTCGGTGGCATCGCCGGTCTTGGCTTTTACCTCGCCGCCGCCAGGCAGTGCACGCGCCTTGATGTTGATCGTCTCGGTCTGCACTTCAACGCTGTCGGCCTTGGTGTTGCCGGCAACGTCGTTCTGCGTCGCCGTGCAGTTGTACAGCACATGGCGCACCGCATTGGCGTCGCCGGTGAACTCGAACAGCAGCGCGAAGTGACCAAGCACAGCATTGGAGCCTTCCTTCAACACGCCCTTGGCGTCCTTGGTCTCGCCAAAGGCAAACGTCCTGAAGCCGTCAGGGATCATCGCCAGCTCAAGCGTACCGTCATAGCCGGAATTGTTGCCCAGCTCGAAATAGACGCCATCATCGGCGTAGAACTCGTAGCTTTCGCCGACTCGGCTTACCGACAGGCTTACCGCGCCCGGCAGGTCCGTCACAGTGCCGAAGGTCGGCGTGTTACCTGAAAAGGTCACTTCTGCGTACTTGCAGTTTTTCAGACCGAACTTGACCTTATTCGGAGCCTTGTTGGAATCAGGCATTCTTAAACACCTCCGTGTCAGTTGTTTGTGCCGCTGTCACCAGGACCTGGCTCCGGCGATGGCTGTAGCGTCACCTCTGTGTTATAGGTCGTCTGGTACATCCGTTCGCTTTCGATCCACTCGCGTTCGCTTGTGTATGGCAACCCTGCGCCTGTCAGGGCGGATTCCACTCGCGATTCAAGCGTGAAGTCGATGTTGTCGGTGTACAATTCGATCACCAGCCGAATGATTGACTGGTAGTTGGTATCATCCGCGATGAAGTCATCGTGGGATGGGTAGAAGAAACAGATAAACGGTGGATTCCCTGGCGCTTCTGTTTCCTCAAAATGATCGTAGGCGTAGGGCAGGCCGATGCCAGCGATCATCGAAGCGATATCCTCGCATGTCATAGCTTGCTCACCACCTCTCGCTGAAAGGTCTCCACCAGTTCCTTCTCCACCGGCGCGATGTGCTCGCGGCCGGGCACATCGCCGAAGGTTCGGCCCGTGCCGTTGCGGCTGACGTGGCCGTGCTCCAGCAGGTGGGCAAGTTGATAGTGGTCTTTGTTGTAAATGACACTTGACCCCTTTATTACACGATGGGATGTACCGCTATTATCAACGGCCCATCCATTCGCATATTCACCGGTGCCATTTCTGAATACCTGGCGAGATTGGGAGCGAAGTGCCTGCGCACCTTTCTTGCCTATTTCAGCCGTAATTATGTTGACATTCTTCTCAACTTCCTCGGCATACTCGCTCAAAATGTCGGCGATCTCAGCATTCAGCTTGTCAATCGCAGTCTTACGCGCCACTGTTATCACCACCGGATTCAGTGTTGATGGTCTGTGGCGCGTTGCGCACTCCGGCCTCGCGCTGTACGTACAGCTCGATGTAGTCTGTGCCAGGCACATGATAGGTTCGATAGATGGCATAGCGGATGCCGTTATACTCACAGATGCTCTGGCCGCTGTATTCGCCAGAGAACACTCTGAATTGGTATTCCGGCTGCATCCCAGCTTGTCCACCAGAGAAGAACTCATTCCGATTCACGCTTGACACTTGCGCAAATACGTCTTTTGAGGTCTCGCTGCTGGTGCGCCATATGCCTTTCGCGTCCTGCTGCCGCGCCGGAGGTCCGATTAATTTCAGAATGGTATCAACCATCTGCCACCACCGCCTTTTCGGCAAAGACACGATTATTCAGCGCCAGGCGCAGCATCCGCGGCATCCCATCCATGTTGTCGCGCCTGCGCCACAGCCACGCCGCATACATGACGATCAGCTGCATGTCCATAGCGTCGGAGGCGTCCAGTGTGGACGCCCCCTCAGCTGTAATGGCCTTTTCGGCAGCGGTGAGCAGCTGGGTGAGCCGCGCATCATAGGCCGTGGTGGTCAGGATGCCCAAATCGGTCTTGAGCATCGTCAGCATGATTTCCTCCATCTGCTCACCCCGCGATCATTAGGTCTTCGGCACAGACACGACCACGCCAGCGGACACGATGCGGTTGTTGGCGTCCAGCTCCACGACGGTGATTTTCTTGCCAGCCGCAGCGGTGATCTGCGTGGTGCCGGAGGTCAGCGCGGTAAAGCCGGTGGCGGTGCCGCCCACCTCAACGGCGGGAGTGCCCAGCTTGTACTTCAGCACGGGATCGCTCTGCGCGATGGTGCCGCTGACGG